CCATGCGGCCGCCGCCACCGCGCGGAACACGATCGGTCGCTGGGCTGAGTCCGCCGCCATCGCCGCCGAGGCCGAGCGCATCCAGGCGATCGATGACCCGATCGAGCGCGTCGAGGCCATGGCCGCGGCCGCTCTTGCCGCCGCGTCCTACGTCGCCGCCAACCAGATGTCGGCCAGGGCCGTCGAGATGCGCCGCCAGCGCGAGGAGGCCGAGCGGCAGCGCCGCCACGACGAGCTCCTCGACCGCGCCGACGGCGAGGTGATGTCGACCCTGGTGGACGCGGTGCGCGACCTGCCGTCGGAGCAGGCCGCCGAGGTGTTCCGTGCCCTCGCCGCCCGTCCGGACCTCGGGGGTGTGCAGGTCGAGGCGTGACCCCGGACGCCCTGCGCCGCGCCGCTCGCCTCGCCCGCGAGCTGGCGACCCGGGCGCACGCCGACCCGCTCGCGCACATGCGGTGGCTGCCTCCCCAGGCGGCCTTGCACCGCTGCACCGCGCGCCGGAAGCTCCTTCGCGCCGGAAACCAAGCCTACGGCAAGACGACCGCCGGCCTCGCCGAACTGATCTGGCGCTGCACCGGTCTCCACCCGCACGTTCAGGTTCCGCCGCCGCCGATCGAGGCGTGGGTGCTATGCGCCTCGTGGAGCCAGTCGCTTGCGATCCAGGGCAAGCTGTGGGATCTGGTGCCGCACGCGCTGTTGAAGCCGGGCCAGCGCTATGATCCGGTGAACGGCTTCGGCGCGCACAGCCCGACCCTGCAGTTCGCCTGTGGCTCTCTGATCCGCGTCAAGACGACGAAGCAGCGCGCTCTTGATCTGTCAGGTGCGACCATCGATATCGCCATGTTCGACGAGCCGCCGGCCTCCCAGCGCCTCTACGGCGAGGTCTGTAAGCGCGTCATGGCAAGGAACGGGATCGTCATGCTGACGCTGACCCCGATCAACGCGCCGGTCGACTGGCTCCGCGCCGAGTGCGAGGCCGGCCGCGTGGTCGACCTGCACTTCCCGCTGGACCCGCGGTACCTGATCCCAGAGGGGGCGAACACGCCGCACCTCCTCCGCGATGGCACGCCATGCGACGCGGATTGGGTTGCCCGGATCCGGGACGAGACGCCGGGCCATGAGGCGCCGATTACGGTCGACGGCGAGTGGGAGACCCGCGTTGAAGGCCGTGTCTTCCGGTCGTTCCGGGACTCCGGCGACGGCGCCCACGTGACGCCGCTCACCCCGAGGGGCGACGTCAAGCTTGCCCTCGGGATCGACCACGGCGCGGGCGCGGGCCGCGAGGTCGCGATCTTGATCGCCGTTGACGAGCGCGGCGAGTACCCCGAGATTTGGGTGCTCGACGAGTACGCGTCGAACGCAGAGACGACGCCGGAGCAGGACATTCGAGCGATCCTCGCCATGCTCCGGCGCCACGGGCAGGAGTGGGGCGATCTGGACTACGTCTATGGCGATCGGCCGTACGACACCATGACCGGGCGAAAGGGCAATCTCGACCTGGAGAACGCCCTTGTCCGCGAAACGGGATGTGGCGACCGCAAGCGGTTGAAGCCGCGGATCTGGTCCGCGAAGCGCGGCGCCGAGTCGGGCGCTGGCAGCAAGGCGCAGAGCGTGACGTGGGTCCACCGTCAGATGCTCCGGCCGGGCTGCTTCCGGGTTCACCCGCGGTGCAAGCGCCTGATCGAGTCCATCAACAAGTGGGACTACACCGACGCGAGCGAGTGGAAGGACGCGATCGACGCGCTCCGGTACGGCCTGATCCCGTGGTGGCGCGGCGACCGCAAGAGGGCTGGCGTTGGACCGACCGTCAGGGTAGCATGAGCCGAGGGGACACGATGCAGCCTGCGCCCGTACCGACGAGCATGGAGGACGCCGCCCGCTGGCAGGAGCAGGGCCGGCGGTACCGCCTGCTCCATGGAGACTGGGCGCAGGACGCGCAGGACATGCAGCGCCGGATGATGGGCCTGATCCGTGCGGACGCGCACGGGGTTCCCGACCTGTCGAGCAACGTGTTCCTGCAGGGCTGCCGCGAACTCGGCATTCACTACAACGACGGCGGCGTCGTGCTCCACCCGGACGCTGCGGCGGCTGCATCCATGCAGGCCGTCCTTGACGCGGCGGGCTGGTCGCCGATCATGCAAGCCTTGGTGGTCAACTTGATCGGCATCCGGGAGATGCTGGTGCGGGTCACCGACATCGGCGGCGCGCTGCAGCTTCGGCCGGTCTACCCGCACAACGTGTGCGCGTGGGGGCACCCGGACAGCCCGGACGTTCCGACCCGGGTCGAGGAGCTACGTCACCGGATCGTCGATGGCGCGCCCATGTGGTGCTGGGACGTCCTCGACGTCACCGATCCGGAGAGCCCGATCTACCGCGTCGAGTCCGACACCGGCTCACACCGGACCGACATCACCGAGGCCGTGTTGGGCCAGCGGTACGACGGCGCCGCCTACCCGTACCGCCTCGACGGCGTCCCGATCCTGCCCTATGCGATGTACCATGCGCGGGTCTGGCCGTGCATGTGGGGGTACCGCGACGGGGTCGAGGTGGTCGACGGCACGCTGAGAAGCGCGGTCCACTGGACCTACTTCGGACACGTGCTCCGCAACGCGGCGTGGCGCCAGCGCTACGTGATCGACGGCGAGGTCGCGGGCGACGAAGTGGAGCTTCTCGGGGGCGGCCGGCGCCGGGAGGCTGTTGCGGATCCGGCGGTGTTGCTGGAGATCATCACCCGCAACGACGGCGGGACCGCTGCGCCGCAGGGCGCGCGCGTCGGATCGTTCGAACTTCCGGTCTCGCCCGTCGAGATGTTCGAGGGCGTGGCGCGCTATGACCGCAGGGTGTCCGCCGGGTTTGGGGTGTCCGCCGCCGACTTTGAGCGGCAGGAGGGCGATCCGCGTTCGGCCTATGCCCTCCTGCTCTCGGCGGACGGAAAGGTCCGCGCGGCCCGCGCCTACACGGAGGGGATCCGTCGAGGCGATCGGCAGCTCCTGCGGATCGTCGCCGCGATCCTCGGGATGCCGGCCGATGGGTGGGACGTCGCCTACCCGGCCGTGCCTGATGCGCTGCGCGCTGGCGAGCCGACCGCGGTGCAGTCCGACGGTTCGACCGATCCCGCGGCAGATGCGTCGGTGGATGCCGGCGGAGCCGCCCCGGGCGCGCCAACTGAGGATGTGGCGAAGACCGCGCTCAACGGCGCACAGGCCGCGTTCCTGCTTGACGCGTTGGCGCGGGTGCAGGCCGGCGAGATCCCCAAGAGCGGCGCGGTCGCAGCCGTGCAACTCGCGCTGCCGTTCGTCTCGCCTGCGGAGATCGAGACGATGTTCGCGGACGCTGAGGCCAAGCCTGCGGACGACTCCGAAGATCCGAACTACGTCGAACCGCCTGCAGCCGAGGATCCGGCTGAGGATGCAGAGGAGGGGTCAGCATGAGCGACACGACGGAGGGCGCACCGCCCGCAGGCCAGCCACCGCCGAGCGAGCCCGGGCCGGTGCCTTACTCGCGCTTCGCGCAGGTGAACACCGCGGCGCAGGCTGCGAAAGCTGAGGCAGAAGCGGCGAAGGCCGAGGCGGCGGCCGCGAAGGCACAGGCGGAGGAAATCCGCAAGCAGCATGCCGCGCAGGCCGCGGCGTGGGGCGACGAGCGCGCGATCATGCGGGCCGGCATCGCCGACGACGACGGGATCGCTGTGGTCCGGACGCTGTGGGAGCGGATCCCCGCTGAGGCTCGCCCGCCGGAGGGGATCTCCGGGTGGCTCTCCGCGATGACGCCGGACGCCGCCCCGCTGCCGCTGCGGCCGTACCTGCAGCGCGGCATCGCCGCCCCGGTGGCGCCGCCCCGACCGCCCGCGAACGCCGGGGCGACCGGCGCACAGCCGGCATCGCCCGGCGCGGTGACGGTCGAGCAGTACCGCGCCGCCCGCGCGGCCGCGCTCCGGACGCCGGACCCGCGGGCGACGATGGCGGCCGACCCGATCGTGCAGGCGTTCGAGCGCGCCGGGCGCCGTTGACGCGCTGCGCGGCCTGTGGTATGCAAGCAAAAACCGCCACCGGGTCGCGCCCGTCACCAGCGTAGCGGATCGAGGATGAACCTCCTTCCCCTGCGGGTGCTACGATGGCTGACGAAGTCCTGTATTCCGGCCTTGGTGATCAGCGGCTCACCGAGATCCTGTCGACCCAGATCCTGCTGTCCCTCGCGGATCGCAACTGGATCGGCAACCACCCGGCGCTGTGGCGTGCTCCGCGGCTGAACGGCACCGGGTCGCTCACGATCAAGGTCCCGATCGTCGGCCTCAACGGCTACGACGCCATGGTCGCGCCGACGAACGAGGACGACAGTCAGGCCAACGTCGCGCTGACCGACTCCAGCAAGCAGATCACGATCGCCCGCCAGAGCTTCGCGCGCGAGATCAGCGGGTCCGCGCAGATCACCGACACCGGCACGCTGACGCCGGCCGCCTTCGCCGCCGACCTCCTCGGGGCGTACAACGCCCGCTTCACCAACCTCCTCGCCGCCATGCCCTCCGGGTTCGCGACCTCGGTCGGGTCCACCGGCGTCAACATGGCGGTCTCCGACTTTCTCGCCGCGAAGGCCGCGTTGCTCGCCGCGAACGCGGACGACGGCGCGCCCCTCCTGACCCTCCTGCACGGCGTGCAGTTCTCGGATCTGATCGCCGAGTTGACGACCACGTCGGGCGGTGCCGCGCAGTTCGCGCAGGCGACGCAGCAGATGATTCAGGCGCGCGGCGGCGGGTACCAGGGGTCGTTCCTGGGCTGCGACATCTTCGTCAGCAACCGCGTGCCGACCGCGAACGCGGGCGCCGACCGGGCCGGCGGCATGTGGACCCGCGGCGCGATCCTGTGGGCCGACGCCGCGCCGTACGTGGACGACCCCACGCAGCAGATGGCGCTTGGCGACGCGATCCTGATGGAGCGCGACCGCACGGCGCGGTCGGACAGGACGGCCTGGATCGGCCACGCGTACCTCGGCTTCGTCGAGGGGATCGACCTGCGCGGCGTGAAGATCGTCACCGACGCGTGAGCGTCCAACCAGAGCAAGGGGTCAGACCATGGCGAAGATCAAGAGCACCACACAACCCGCGCCGACGCAGACGGCGGACGGCGGGGCTGTCGTGGATCTCGGCGGCACGGTCGCGCAGACGAGCGCGAACATGCCGAACCACCCCGGAAACGACCCGTTCTACCTCGCGGTTCACCCGATGCGGTGGATGGTGCTGGGCGGCGCGGTCGTTCCGGATCTGATCCAGCTCACGGCGACCCCGGGCGCCAACGGCTGCGCCATGGCCGGCGGCCGCCTTGACGCGAGCGGCCTGATCTCTCAGGCGCAGGCGTCGGGCCGCATCGTGCTGACCAACACGTCCGAGTACCTTCGCCGGACGGTCTGCACCGGCGGAGCCTACTACCACACGCGGTGGGAGCGCCTGATCCCGGGAAGCTCGGCCCTGATGCCGAACACCGCCGAGGACGTCGCGTGGCGGCTGTCGCTGATCGAGCGCGGCATCGTTCCGCGCCCGTCCCTCGCGGCGCTGACGGTCCTCCGCGAGCGCTATGCGACCGAGTTCGGCCGCTCCAAGCGGCAGCAAGACGCGGACGCCATCGCGGTGATCGAGGTCGAGATCGCCAAGATCGACGACGGCCGCGCCGTGGTCGAGTCCGAGGGGGTGGCCCTTGGCTGACCCCATCGAGCAGATCCGCAAGGATCACGACGCCCTTCGTCAGATGGGTGTCGGAAAGTCCGAGGCCAAGCGGATCGCCGATGAGGCGCGCCGCAAGGTCGAGCGCACGATCAACGACCGTGAGCGGCGCGGCCGCTGAGGAGTCCCGATGACCCTGCCCCTGGCGACGACGCACCGCCCCATCAGCACGACCGGCCTGATCATCCCGGCCGGAGGCTTCATCTATGCGAACGCCCTCGTCGTTGCGACGATCACGGTTCCCAACGTCGGATCCGGCGGGACCGACGCGGCGCTGACGCTGCAGCTCTACCAGCTCGACGGCGTGACGCCGATCACGGAGGCGCGGCAGGTCATCATCGCCGGGTCCACGGCGCGGTACGTCATGGCGACGCCGAGTTCGACGCTGAGTTTCGCGACCGCCACCACCGGCACGATCAAGTACGCCGGGCCCGGGTACGCCCTCGTCGAGACGAGCGCGGCCGGCGCCTTCGCCTGCACCGCGGCCAACAGCGCCGACGAGACGCTCTATTTCAAGGCGATCTCCCCGCCGTCCGTCGCCGCGGCCGACGTGCTGAAGGCCGCCGTCGTCGTCGGCTGCAACGAAGACTCCGCGGCCTGGAGCGCCTGACATGCCCTCGGTCTCGGACACCAGCTACAGCGCCCGCCTAGCCCTGCCCGATCTGATCGAGCGCGGCGCGGCGTGCAAACTGCGGTGTCCGATGTACCGGGCCGGCGCGCTGGTCGCTCCATCCTCGGGGACGATCACGATCACGGACGCTGGCGGGACCGAGCAGGTCAGCGCTGCCGCTGTCACGATCACGAGCAGCGTTGCCACCTACACCTACACGCCAGCGGCAACGCTCGCGCTGGGCGAGGGCTGGCGCGTCGAGTGGGCGTTGCTCATGCCGGACAGCCTGACGCACACCGTGCGCAACGACGCCGCGTTGGTCCGTCGCCGTCTCTACTGCCCCATCACCGAAGCCGATCTCTACCGCGTCGAGTCCGGCCTTGACCCGTCCGGCGCCGCCCCGTTGACGGCAAAGGCCGACTATGCCGACGTGATCGACGAAGCGTGGACGCAGGTCCAACTCCGCTTGATCGAGCAGGGCAACCGGCCGAACCTGATCATCTCGCCCACCGCGCTGCGTCAGGTGGTCCTCGATCTGGCGCTCGCCATGGCGTTGCAGGACGTCGCCACCCGCGTGACCAACCCCGCGCACGCGGAAAGCTCGCGCAGCTACCGGGCGGCCTATGAGTCGGCCTGGACGCGCCTCCAGTTGGTCTACGACGTCGACGACGCCGGATCTGCAGACCGCGGCCGCCGGGGCGCTCGCTCCGGGACGTGGCTCGGCGGCTGGCACGGCTCCGTCATCGCCGGGGATCGCTGATGGCGACCGGGGCGGACGTGCTGGCGGCCGCAGTGACGGCGCTGGCGGCGATGTCCGGCTGGACGCGTTCGCGCCTGCATCCGGATCTGTGGCCCCTCACCGACGGGCAGGGGCTGAACGCCCATCAGTGGGCGGTCTCCGTCGACGGGTCCGACGTCCTCGACGGCTGGCGCCCGACCGTGCCCGGCATGCCGGGCGAGAAGTCCGCGCGTGTGCGCACGACGCTGCGCGTGCGGTGGTGCGCATCGTACCGCCCGGACGCGCCGTACACGGACTACGCCACCGCCCTCGGCGAGGTCGATGACGTCCTCACCGCCATCTCGGCGGCGGTGGTCACCGGGATCGGCCAGCTGACCCCTGCCGCCATCTCGCACCAGATCGCAGGCGATCGGTGGGTCGTGACCACCGCCGTCCTGCATTGCATCCACCAACTCACCGTTCGGACGTGACCCATGACCGTCGCCGCCGTGATCAAGACCGCCGTGGACGGCACCGTGTCCCTGATCGATGGGACGGGCTCCCCGCTGACGCTGACCATCCGCTTCTCGGCGGGTGACCTCAACATCCAGGGGATCACCAACGGCCTGCGCGAAGCGGTCGCCATCGCCGCGCGCGGCAAGACGCGGGCGCTCCGCAAGGGCGCTCCGACCTACCCGACCGTCTCGTTCTCCGCGCACGCCGCGGATCTTGCCGAGGTCGGCACCGGGACGATCGCCAACTGGGATGCGAAGACGACGCCGTTCGCCTCGCGGACCAACACGATCTCGATCGGCGACCTCGACTGCTACCACGTCAAGCTCACGATCGAGGGTACCGCGCACGGCGACGGATCCGACCAGACCATCACCTGCAAGGACGTCCACTGTACCTGGAGCTTCCAGGAGGGGGACGACGGCAACAAGTTCAGCATGCAGGGCACGATCTACGGCGACATCGTCATCACCGACGGCGCCGCCTCGCCGAACAGCTCGACGTACACCGCGCCGCGCGAAAGCTGAGCGACAAGCAACTTCATGTGGGGGTCAGATGAAGCCTGAGATCACCGTGGGGGGCCGGCCGATCGAGGTCGGCAAGCCCAACAACTACGCCATCACCGCAAGCGTCGCGATCTTCGCGCTCAACCGCACCGACCTGATCGGCTACGCCGCCGCGCTCGGCCTGTGCTGGGAGTCCGGCACGACGACGCACGCCCCGGCCAAGTTCAGGACCTGCAAGTCGGATCCGCAGACCTACGGCGAGGCCGTCGTGAACGCCCTGCACGAGCGCGGCGTGCCCGTGATCGACATCGTCCGGGCCGGCGCGGCGCTGACGGAGTGGCTCGCCGAGGACATCGTCGGAGAGCAGGAGGTCACCGACAGCGTGGGAAACTCTCCAAATGCCAAGGAGGAATCGGCTTCGACGTGATGGAGGTCGAGCGGCTGTGGAGCCAGCGCCCCGGCTGGTTCGCGTCCCTCCCACATGGCGAGCGAGTCGACCTCCTTGCATGGTACCGGATCCACATGAGGCGCGAGGCGGACCGATGGCGGCAGAGACCTACATGATCGGCGGTGAGGGTCTCGTGCTCCGGTCGGATCTGGAGGCGCTCGCCCGCCGCATCGTCGACACCGCGGCCAACGGCGCCGTCCGGCGGCTGCGTGACGGGATCGAGCGCATCGCGGCGCGGGCCGTCTCGATCGCACCGGTGAAGACCGGCACGTACAAGGCGTCGATCAACGTAACGACGAGGTTCTTCCCTGACTCCGTCGTTGTTCGCCTATCGGCTGTCGCCTACTCCCGCTACATCTTCGGCGCGCGGGCGCAGGGCCCGGACATCCCGCCGACCATGCGGACGGCGCGCTACGTGCCGATTTCCGAGCGCCGCCCCGGGACGCGCTGGCAGATGGACCTACGGCGGCCATCGCTTGCGGGTCTGCAAGAGGTCCTCGACGAGATGGGCGACGTGATCCGCGCGGGGGCGTCTAATGGCTGAGACCGTCGACATTGAGTTCAGGGCGAAGCTGGACGACCTCAAGCGTCAACTCGACCAGATGCCCGGCCTGACGAAGCGCAAGGCGAGCGAGATCAGCAAGGTCTGGATCGACGAGATGAAGCGCGCCAGGAAGGAGGGCGGGACCGCGATCGAGCAGGCCGCGAAGGAGGCGGAGAAGCTGGAGAAGGTCGCCGGGGCCATCGGCGGCCGCGTCGGCGATGCGATCCGCACCGTCGGCACGCTGGCCAAGGGCGCGGGCGTCGGGCTTTCCGACATGGGCACGAAGATGGCGATCGCCGGTGCCGCGGCGGGCGCTGTCGCGCTCGCGGTAGCCGGATCGGTCGCAGCCTTCCGCGGCGCGGCCTCGGTCGTCATGGATGTCAGCAGCCGGATCGACGAGTTGACCACGGCCCTCGGAGCGGGCGACGGCACGATCCGCGAGTATTCGGCCTCGATCCGAGAAGCCGGAACGGCCTTCGATGCGCTGTCGCTGTCGACAGATCGGCTGCGCGTGACGGTTGCCGGTGAGCTTTCGCCAGCGTTCGAGAGCCTCGCCTACATGGCCGTTGGCGTCGTCGAGTCGATCCGCGGGCTGGTCGATGTCGCCGGGGATGCCGCGGAGGCCGTCGGCGGCCTTTCGTCGGCGTTCTGGGTCCTGCTCCCGCGCGTGTCCGCCGCCGTCAACACGCTCGGTCTGTTCGAGCGCATCGGCCGCGCGGCCGCCGACGCTGCAGATCAGCAGACCGCGAGCGTAAGCGCCGCCGCGGCTCAGTACGCGCTGATGACCCAAGGGATCAACCGCGGCCGCACCGCGGAGCAGGTTCGGCAGGTGACGGCCGACATCTCCGCTCGCCAGCGTGAGGAGGAGATCGCGCAGGCTGAGGCGTCCCGCGCCAAGGCGGACCGGCTCCGGGAGGCAACGCAGAAACTCGCCGAGGCCGAGCAGGCGCGGAACGAGACGCTCGCGCAAACCGTCCAGCATCTCCGCTGGCGCGAGCAGGTCGAGGCCGCGCTTGCCGAGCAGTCGGATCAGCGTGCCGCGCTGCAGGCGCAGGGCGCCGAGAACATGGCGCGGGCGCAGTCGGAGCAGGCCAGCAACGCCCGGATGATCGTGCAGGAGCAGATCAGCCTCACCGACCAGCTCGTGCAGGACGGCAAGCGAGCCGCGGAGGCCGTGCGCGAGGTCGCCACCGCAACCGCCGAGGATTGGAAGGCGTCGATTGCCGATATGGGCGCGACAACCATCGGATTCAGCCGGTCCTTTGTGGCGCTTGCTGATATGATCACGGACCGGAACGCGTCTAGGTATGCGAAGGACTCCGAAGCGTACCGCAAGCACAGGATGAAGCAGTTCCGAGCCCACAAGGCTGCGGCCATCGCCGAGGCGACGATCAACACCGCGCTGGGCGTCACGAAGACGCTTTCAAGCTACGCTTACCCGATCAACATCGTTCTCGCGGCGCTGACCCTGGCGGCCGGCATTGCCGACATCGCGGTGATCTCCGGCCAGCAACCGACGTTCCACGTCGGCGGTGTCGTGCAGGCCGGCAAGGCGGCGCGCGGAGCGGCCCCCGACGAGGTCGACGCCCGCCTGATGCAGGGTGAAGGCGTCCTGACGCGGCGCGGTGTCGCGGCGCTGGGCGGGCCCGACGGCGTGCAGGCGGCCAACCGCGGCGCTCCGGCTGCAGGGACGTCGCAGGTCGTGGCCGTCGCCGCTCTCGACGGGCGCGTACTGGACGCGGTGTGGTCAGGGCGCGGCCCATCGGCTACGGGCGGCCTGGGGTCGCGCATGGACAGCCGCCTTCGCGGCGGGCTTGCTGGGCGGTCTCGACGCTGGGGGTGATCGGTGGCGGCAGTCGACGGAACGGCGAAGCGGCCGACGTGGCAAGGGATCCTCATCCCCGACCCGCGGGTGGTCGCCACCATCTCGGCCGGTGACGAGTACGGGACGCACGTCGGGCCGGCGATCCCGGGCGACGCGAACGCGGGTGACCTGTCGCTGCGGACCCTGCGGACGGAGCGAACTGACTCGACGGCGTACGACACGGTGACGCTGACCTGCACGCGGCCGGGCGCCGCGCTGACGGATGGGATCCGCGCCGAGGTGTCGGCGACGGTCGGCGCGGGCGACCCGATGGGGTGGATGGACCCGGTCACGCTGTGGGGCTTCGCGCGTGCGGGCTCCACGCTCGTGGTGGAGCAACACATCTCGCGCCGCGGCGGCCTGTGGGATCGGTGGGTCCTGTCGAGCAGCCTCGACGCGTGGGCGGCGTCCGAGGCGCACGACCTGTGCCCGGGCGCGGAGACGAACAGCGTCCTCTACGTGGACGTGCTGGACGGCACCGATGCCTACGTGATCCGGTCGAGCCTCTACCTTGACGGCGCGACGACGGGCCCGCAGACGGCGCGGCAGGTGATCCTGCCGAACCAGATCGACCCGGCCACGGTCTCGATCATCCGGATCCGGGTGGCGCTGCTCGACTCCATGGGCCTCCTCCTGATTCACGGCCGCGCGTCGTCGGGGGCGGTGCAGGACCGGCTGTACCAGTGGGCCAGCGACGACGGCGGCCTCTCGTGGTCCTTCGTCGGCGACACGTCTGACGTCACCGACGAGGTCCCGCACGGCCTTGGGGATGTCGTCGCGGCGAATGGCGGCTTCCTCGTGGCCTATGCTGTCGGCGACCAGACGGGCGCGGTGACGACGCTCGACCAGGAACTTCAGGTCGCCCGGCTCTCGTCGCCGACCCTGCCGGTCTGGGCGGCGTCCTCGGCGCAGATCGACTTCGCCACCGAGGTCTGGGACGACACGCCCGACGAGCACGTCGGCGCGCTGCACGTCGCGATGGACGCCGACGAGGGTGGGCGCGTGTGGCTCTACACCACCACCTTCTCCGGCACGCGTCAGGGCATGGTGCGGTACTCGGACGACGGTGGCCTGACGTGGGAGTCTTCCGGCGGTCCGGTCGATACCGGGTGGGTTCGCTACGGCTCCGGCGCGACGCGGTTGACGAAGATCGACGCGGTCGCGGTCGGCGGCGCCATGGTGCTGATCGGCGAGTACGGCAGCAGCGCGTACCTGCTCCGGCTCGGCGGCTGGTCCTCCATGGGGTGGACGCCGTACACGCTGGCGGGCGAACTCATGCGGTCGAACGGTTGGCTGTCGCCGCAGGCTGAGCACACCTACCTCGGGACGGGCGAGCTTCCATCGGTCTACGGGTACTCGGTCGGCGGCACCGGGACCGTGACGGCGAACAATGACCACGTCTCGTGGACCGGAACCGGCGGCACCCGGGTTGCCGTGACGTACGACATCGCGCCGTCCGCGGACGCGGTCGCGATCCACGCGCTCCGGTGGACCTCGGCGGCCAGCGCTGCAGCGACGGACCACAAGGCTCCGGTCTTCGTGGACGTCGTGATCGTCGGGACCGGCGGGTACTCGATCCGCATCGCCATCGGCTCGGATGAGGTCCGGCTGTACCAGCGCACCGGGGCCTCCACCTATTCGCTTATCGGCTCCGCGGTCTCGCACTCGTACAGCACGAACTACGTCGACTGGATCGCGCTCGTCTCCCTCAACGGATCCACGGGGGCGTACGACGTCACGCTGTGCGGTCGCCAGCACGGATCGTCGATCGCCATCGCGGCGGGCGATGTCCTCGACGACTGGGCGACGCTGATCGACTCCGTCGGCGGCACCGCAACGGACGTGCTGGCGCACGAGGGGGCCAGTCGGATCGGGTTCGGTGGGTGGGTGACCTCGACGGAAACGGGGAAGATGGCCTTCTTCTCGTATGCCAAGAGCACGACGTCCGCGCTCGGCTTGGGTCAGCCCGACGAGATCCCCGGCCGCCCGCTGACGGCTCGCATGCTGGCGCCGACGGATGTGCTGATCGAGGCCGGCGGCGGCGTGGCACGCGAGGGCGACACGTGGACGATCGACACGGCCGCTGACGGATCGGTTGAACACCTCCTCGACCCGGACGTCGGCCTCGCCTGGGAGTCGCCGGGGACGGGCGCGGCGACGATCACGCTCACCTGGGGCGACGCGCAGCCGGGCATGGTGATGGGCCTCCTCCTGCGCGGCGTCGTGGCCGAGGGGATCACCGTGCTCGGGGACGGGTCGGTGTCGCTGCCGATCGAGCGGTCCGTGGGCCCGATGGACGCCACCAAGGCCGGCGGCGTCATCACTCCGCGGGGCGCTACCGGCGTCGCCATGATCCGCGCCGCGGAGGGGATCGAGGGCGGCCGCATCATCATCGATGACGGGCCCGACGCGGGCGTTGGGCAGATCGTGCAGGCGCGTCCGGGTCACTGGTCGACAACGGCGCCGACGCGACTGGTGGTCACCGGCCTCCCGGCGGCGGTCGGGGATGGCAACGTCACCGCGACGCTTCTCCCGGCGGACATCCTGCTCTTGTGGCAGAAGGCGTCCGACGATTACGCGAGCATCACGATCAACCTCGCCGCGGCCGTCTCGACGTGGCCGAGCGGGATGCGGTGGAAGATCCAGCGTGCGCTGGTCGGGCCCGTGATGATCCTTGGCTCCCAGTGGAGCTGGTCGGTCTCGACGCGGACGGAGGCGCCGGTCGAGGACGGCCGCACGTCGGACACGCGGCTCCACCCGCGCAGCCTGCGCCCGCCGTACCGGGTCGTGTCGGTGAACTGGCAGGAGGGCATTGACGAAAGCCAAGCGCAGAACAACGGCGACGGCGTGACCGTCGGCACCGGCTCCAACAACGCCGTTTCCGCATGGGCGGGCGCCACCGCACACACGATCGAGGGCATCCTTCGGGAGCTCGCCGGGGCTGAGATCGACTGCGTCCTGATCCCCGAGGTCTCCTCGACCGCGGGCGTTTCCGAGGATGGAACCTACACTTTGAACCGCCGGCACCAGTTCATCCATGGCCGGATCACGTCGTCCGTGCTGCGCGACACGTCGATCGGAGATGGCCTCGGCGAGGTGGTGCGGGTGGGCGATCTGGTCGTGGAGGAGATCACATGAGCGCGAGCCAGCGCCGCGCCGATGGCCTCGTGTGGCTGCTCACGGTCGAGTCCTCGACGGTGCGGCGGTGGGTGTCACGCGACTGCACGGTGACGGAGCGCGGCGAGGCGCTCGCCTGCCGCCGCGGTCTGCGGTCGGACGCGCGCGAGGTATCGCTAGAGTCGGACCCGTCGTCGGAGACGGTCGGCATGACGCTGCCGCCGGAGGAGATCCCCGACGTCGTCCGCTACATCAGGTCGGGCTTCGCAACGCTCGCGCTCCTCCCCATCTTCGACGGCGTCGCCGCGATCGAGGATGCGGTGGTGGTTGCCGGGGGTCGCGTCGGCGACGTCGAGGTCGACCCCGAGGGCGGCGTGCTGTCGGTCGGGATCGCGTCGCTGATGGAGAGCGACACGTCCGATCTGTGCCCGCCGCGGGCGACGATCGACGAGCGGACGTGGCCCCTGTCGCCCGCCGACTCGCAGGGGTCGCGGCCGCCGCTGGTGTACGGAGCGCCAGGGTCCTACGAATACTCGACGTTGATCGACGCGAACGCGACGCCGACCTTTGATCTGTCGGACCCATACTGGGCGACCTCGATCACATGGGAGCCGACGCGAAAGTCCGCGACGTCGGGCGCGACGCCGGGGATCTCGATCGACCGCGAGGAACTGTCCGTCTCCATGTACATGGGCGACGGCACGTTCTACACATGGACGGGTGTCGGGTACCCGGAGCACCTGATCGCCAGCCTCGGACACGTCGCCGCCACGACGGTGGACGTCTGGTACCACGACGCCGACCTCGGGATCTGGCAGCAGACGCACGACATCATCCTGACCCGGGACGGGCTGGGGCGCGCGGTGTCCGTGGTCGACCTGACGGCGGCTTCGTTGACCACCCGGAAGCAAGGCGAGTGGTGGCTTGGGTGGGCGCACGGCGGCGGCGTGCAGGGCACGGAGAGCGGCCGCCTCGGGACCGTGCTGCGCGCGCTGCTTGCCCACTCGACGGTGCGGATCGACTGGCAGTCGGTTGCCGCGGCTCAGCCGTACCTCGATCGGCACGTGATCGGCGGGTACATCGATGAGAGCGTGAGCGCAACGGCATGGGCGGCGGACCGCTTGCCGACGTACGGGGCGCGCTTGCGGTGGACCGGTCGCGGCGCTGGCGTCGTCATCACGGTGCCGCACGCCGACGGCCCCCCTGTCGCCCGCCTCGCCGTCGGGGCCTCGTGTCGGCGCTCCGCTCCGTACCGCTACGAGGCGAGCGCGCTCGACGAGGTGTCGGTCCAGTGGGCGCAGAGCCGAGGGCTTGCCATGCGGCAGCGGGAGACGGTTGTGCGGCTGGTCGGCGATGTCCGGGTCCGAGACGAGGTCGACGCCCGGGAGGTTTGGGACGACGACACCGCCGCCCGCGTCGGACGCGTCGCGCTGTGGCGGCACGGCCCGCAGGAGACCTCCGCGGTCTCCGTCGACACAGGCCGGTACTGGTGGCTGCGTGAGGGCGACGTGATCGAGCTGACGGATGAGGCGATGGGCCTGACGGCTGGCCCGTCCTCGCGGTGGCAGATCACGCGAGCGGCCTACAGCGACGCGCCGACGCGACAACTGGCCTTGCGCCGGATCCCGGCCGCGCGCTACAGGGTGCTACAGAGTACCGAGGAGGTCACCTGAGCACCGACCCACGCGCCATCGCCGCCACCAGCCTGCGCCTCGCCGCGGCCGCCGTTGGGTCGGCGACGCTGGCCCATCCCCACTGGATGATCGACGTGACACGCCGCATCCTCGACGGGGCCGCCGAGGTCGTCGCCGCGGAACCGTGGTCAACGCCCCAGCGGATGGTCCTTGCGAACGCGATCGACTGGACGCTGTGCGCGGTGCCGCGCACGGAGCACCGCCACGCCGCCAACGTCGGCCGGGGCCTCGCCGCGCTGCCGTGGCTGATCCGCGGCTGGATGTCCTGATGGATGCCTTCTCCCGCCACATGGAGGGCCGGCGCGGCAGCGGTCGCGTCTGCCCGTGCTGCTCCATGACCGGGACGAAGCGCGAAGACACGCGCCTCGCCCGGACCCGCCTCGCCCGCGAGACCCGCCGCGAGGTCGAAGCTGCTCTCGCTGACGGAGGACGCTGATGCGCCTCACCGTGCCCCAGGTGCTCGCGGATCCGCTGATCCGGCTGTCGGCCCACTTCGCCGTCGTGGAGCTCGTCGCGATGAGCGAGCCCGGCCCCGAGCGCGATCGGCGCTGGGCCGAGCGCTCGAAGCTGCTCACCCCGGATCGCCTCCTCGCCCTCGAAGACCTCGCGACCGACCTGGAGGTCATCCGGACCGCGGCGGGCGGCCGGTCCGTGCGGATCACCAGCGGCCTCCGCCCCGGCGACGGGTCGAGTCAGCATCACCACGGACAGGCCGCCGACATCCAGATCGACGGGCTCTCGCCGCTCGACCTGATCGCGGTGATCTACCACCACCGCGCGCGCACGACGCTGCGGCAGGTCATCGCCGAGACCGTGTCGAAGGACGCCGCGGACCTCACCCGCCCGATGGGCCAGGGCTCCGGCCGGTGGGTTCACGTTGCGGTCCGAGGGCGGAACGGGCAGCGGTTCGCCTACACGGCCGGCGCGCCCTGGGCGACGCATGCTGAGGATGGGCGGGGGTATCCCGTGTGGAGTCCGATGTGAGCGCCAAGCCCGCGCCGGCCACGCTGGAGGCGATCGACCGGCTCGCCGCGGAGATCGCGGAGGAGTACGGCGCCGGCATCGCGTCCGACGTCGTCGGGGCGGCGCTGGGCGCGCATCGCGGGCGGACCCTGGTCGGGGTCGCCGTGATCACGGTCTGGCACGACCGGGCGATCGGCGTCACCTACCGCGGCGACGGATACTGGCCTGAGCTGGTGGCCGGGGCCTCGGTCCTGCATCACAGGCTTCTGACGGAGGGAACATGACCACCGCCGAGCCCGCCCCGCCGCCACCCAGGGTCGATGCCCTCGCCGCGCTCGGCCCCCTGATCGAACTCGCGGCCAAGGGCGGCGCTGGGATCGTCGCCGTCGTCGCGCTGGC